TTTAATTAAGGTAAACTAATACTTTTAACTTCGCCCACATAATACAAATCATCAAAGTTAGGATCTTCTGTATAAGACCAAACTAAATTTACTGGATCTACGTAGTCTACACTTATACCTCCAGCTTTACTAAAACTAGTTTTTACAGCTGCAATTCCAAGAATAGTTAAATCTTGATTTAATCTTTTTCTAGTTAAATGATATTTATTTTTATCTAGTATTTGATTTATTAATTCTTCTTCAGCAAGTTCAATAGATTGTTTATAATTTAATTGCATATGAGTTGCTAATTCATCTATATTACTTGGCATATCATCACCAGTGACTGATTGTGACATATCTTTTCCCCAAGTTTGTTTAATTGCTTCGTTAAATCTTTTTAGTTGAAGATCTCTAATTATACGTTCAGCATATCTAGTTCTTTTTTGAGTAGATTCAGGATCTTGAGCATAAGCTTTCACTTCATAACTTCTTTGAGAAATACCATTAACAACTATATCTACAAATTTAGGTATAATTGGAACTGGTTTCCAATCTAAATTAAGATATGATAAATCTCCATTTATAGATAATTCATCTTTATACTTTTGAATGCTTTGTTCTCCTCTAGCATATAATCTTAAATTATGAAAATTATTGTAATTAGCAGCAAATCTATATCCACCACCATTATAATTTCTAAACCATTCTCCTTCAATAGCTCTACCTACTGCTAATCCATATTCCCATGTAGCTTTCTCAGCATCAGGTACTACCTGGTCAGGGAATGAACTGTTCATATTTGTATTAATCTGCATCTATTCTATTATTTTTGAAGTATATCCTTTATTGTCATATTTTTTAAAACTTAATGATATAGAATCTATATTTTTAATTGCTGATGGTCTATATCTATTCTTATTGCAAGCCATTATAGCTAAACCTGAACTTATAGACGCATCATGCTTAGTTCTTTTATTAATATCAAACCTCGCCCAATCTTCTAGTGTGTCTTGAAAATACATGTCTCCACCTGAATTGTTTAGTAAACCTACATAACTTTCTATATAAGATTCTATAGCCGCAGCGTGTGCTTGTTTTATATCTTCGCTTGAGTTAGGTATTCCACCAATCTCTCTTTCTGTAACAGATAATTTATTCCATAATCTATCTGGTCTATTCATTGAAAATCCTCTATAACCTCTTCTTTTAAAATAATAAAGCAATCTTGGTTTATTATTTTCACAAAGCAATGGCATACCATAAAAGAAGCAAGCCATTAAAACATCTTCAAAAAATATTTCTGCTGTTGGAGGTCTTGAAATATATTCTAAAAAGAAATGGTTAGGAGGAGCGTCTTCCATACTAAATTTAGTTAATCCATGTAATGCTCCATTAGATCCTTTTCCATCAACGGTGCCTGATATATCATAACTATCACATCCAAATGCACCCATGTGCTCATTCCTAGGATACTTGGTTCCATTCTTTATAATCACTTGATTTTGAAGGTTTTTAGGTGGAACCCATGAAACCTTAAATCTACCACCCTTATTTGGCATAAATATTACTGAAGTATCTTTAACACCATTCTGCCATTGGAAGTTACCAGTGGTTATATTAGCGGCATTATTAACCCCGTCATTGTAATCTATTTGCTCATATATTTTTACTAAATTAAATAGAGATTCTTTAGATTCATCTCTAAAAGCATGAGCTTCTGTTCTAGGAAATTGTCTGTAGAATTCATTTAAACCATCTTGATCTTGTTTTAAACCATCTACTTCATTATTCCAATATTCTATTACTCCAATTTTTATTGGTAAACCATCTATACCTATTATAGGTTTTTTAGGTGTATCAAATATTGGTGATCCATATAAATCTATATAACCTTCATAATTCCACTCCATAGGAATAAATAAAGAATATAAACCTGATTTAGTTTGACCATTTCTATTTCTAGAGTTTACATCAGAACTATTGTAAATGTCTTTAAAGTTTTGCCCTCCTTTATCAAGCGCATTTGATGTTGATCCCATCATACACTTACCAATAATTCTTCTACCTAATCTTAAACAAGTTTTTGTTACCTTCCAATTATTTTTAATATTATCAGGTCTCTCCCATTTGCCACTTTCATCATGAGCTAATAATCTTAGTTTTTCACCATCGTAGCTATTATCTCCAGTATTTTTCCAATCTATTGTAGTATCTAATCCATCAAGTTCCTCTAGTTTCTCTCCAGAATCTAATTTTCTTCTAGTTAATTTAGAAGCTGGGATTCTATATGCCAGTTCGGTTTTAGGACGATCCATACCATCTTGGATGGGTTTGAAAAAGAATGGATAGTTAACCGAGATGGGTACAACTTTATCCGTGAACATTTTCTTAGCATCTGCCCCTGATTTGGATAATACTCCAAATCTTGCATCGCTAGACATTGTGGCTTGATTAACAAGTTCTGCTGAAGCCATAAATGAAAATCCTGATCGTCTGTTTTTAAGGTAGCACATTCCGTAGCATCTGTTATCTGCTTTACAAGCTTCCCAGAAGTAAAAGAATAATTTGTTTGATTCTCTATAATCTGCTGCTCCAATATCAATTTTTGACCACTGTAAGTATGTGTAGTGAGTACCAGTAATATAGTTAGGAACACCATTGTTATAGTACCAAAAACCTTCTTCTCTTCTATTAAATTCTTCATCGATATAATCAAACCATTTTTCTTTAAATTCTAGTGGATATTTATCCCACTCAAAAGTACTTTTTATCCTGCTTAACTCTTTTGGGTAAGGTTGTTTTTCCCAATATTGTTCTGCTTTTTTTTCGCTTCTTTTAAACGCTTTATGTACTGTTGGTAAAGCAATGCGGAGATTTTGTATTTCAATGATTTCCCCAATCTGTCCAGTTTTACTTATTACAATAAAATCATAGTCTGCATTATAACCATACTCCCATTTCTTAAATCTATTGTTTTTCTTTAAGATCTTAGGATTAACTACATCTTTTATTACCTTAAATAACGTTTGTTGATATTTCATTATTTAGATCGTTTTTCAGGTGAAATAGAATAAGATCTTTTAGGTGCGTTATCTTCTTTTGTTTTACCTTCTAATATAGCTTCTTCTTCTTCCATCCGGTTGAGGATTTCAAAAGCATCAAATATAGCTAGTTTCTTTGTTGCGGCTGCATTCTTTAATCTATCTGCTGATATATCATCAGCTGTATCAACTATAGGTTCTTTAGCAACCTTAATAAGTTCATCAACTGCTATTTGCCCAGCTTGGATTATACTCTTTTTCGTTTCCTTCGTATTCATGCTTTATTACAATATTATTTGATTTCATACAATATAAACGCTGATTGTCTACTATAAATTCAAACTCTGATTCAGGTTTGAAAGTTACTAGCATCTCGTTTTCTATACCTATACTGTTTAGCTTTTTATTATCATACTTGACTATTCCTATATGAGGTTCTTCTAAATTTGTATCAAATTCATTAGTACTACATATGGGTTTAACAAAACATCTATCTCCAAAAGTAATCCAATCTCCAGATTCTTTTTTATAAAGATATATTTGATCTAAAGAACATAAATACATATTTTCATTTAAATATGATCTACTATTCTTCTCTTTACCTCTCATGTCGTAAAACCTTCTGAAGACGTTATGATGAATCATTATTTGATCACCAATACCAATATCTGTTTTAAATGCCTTAGGAAGCGCTAAAACAACTCCTATATTGTTAACTGACTTAAAGCTTTCTATATTAGTATTAACTACAAGATCTACATCACCTACTTTTATTGTATTATCATATCTTTCACCTAAAGGTTCTACGATAAAATCGTACATTCCTTTCATTGATATTCTAAATTATATTCAACTGATATAGCCATGTTTGAGTTAAACTTCTTCCAAGGTAAAACTTCATCTTCTTTCATTATATAAATATTATATGAACTATCGTCTTCATCAAATATTATATCAGATATATTATGTCCTCCATAAACTCCTTGACCTACCGAATAATGCATTGCATCATTTTTATAATCAGATCCTATACTGATTTTTCTTATAACCTTAGACATTACTCTACTACTTCTAATTCCTTTTTCTCTACCTTGGTATATGTACCATCTTCTATATCGATGTTAACTGATCCATATTCTGCTTCTAATTCTTTTTTAAATTCTTCTACTTCTACATTAATTCCTGCAAACTGATGCATTAATCCATGCTTTCTAGTTTCTAATAATCCTACTTCGTGTAGTATATTATTTAAATCTTTTTGTTGTTGTTGTATTTTACCTAAGTGTTCTTCTGATACTTTCATTTTATTTTATTTAATTATATTTTTAGCCACTCCTTTTTTTCTTACTTTGGTTGATACGTTGGCTATTAGACGTTCTTCCATTCGTGCTAACTTTATTGCACATTCCTTATTTTCTTCTATCAATTGTTCTATCTTTTCTTCTAATAATTTTATATCTTCTTTTAAATCAGCTATTATTGCAAAAAATACTTTAGTACTTAATTGTATTTCTTCAGATTGTTTACCAGCTTTTATGTCTATTTTCTTTTTCCAAATAATCCATAATTCTTTTATTCCTAATGCAGCTGCAACGCTTGCTATAATTGATAATAATGTAGTATCCATTAGTTTATATTTTTAAGTCTAGTTATTTTTCCTAATTCAGCATCATGTAATCCACCAGGATTTTTAGTTACTGTTATCTCTCTACTTAATTTTATTACATTATTTTTCGTTATAGTTATTTCTCTTTGAATAACTTCTAAAGATTTAATTATTTTATTATGTGATTCTACTAAATCATCTTTAGTTATCATTGTTTCCATTGTAATCATTAT